TATAAGCTAACTCTGATTTTGGTCTATCCATACCATCTTGAATAGGTTTAAAGAAAAACGGATAGTTTATACTAATAGGTACAACTTTATCTGTAAACATTTTTTTAGCGTCTGGTCCTGACTTAGATAATATACCGTATCTAGCATCTGAATTAATTGTTGCTTGATTTACTACTTCACCTGAAGCCATAAATGAAAAACCAGATCGTCTGTTTTTTAAGTAACACATACCATAACAACGTTGATCTGCTTTGCAAGCTTCCCAGAATATATAAAATAATCTATTTGCTTCTCTAAAATCAGGTTTACCTACGTCGATTTTACTCCACTGTAGATACATATAATGCGTTCCTGTTATGTATGTTGGTATATCTTTATTATAAAACCAAAAACCTTCTTCTCTTTTTTTAAACTCACCATCAATATACTCTTCGTGTTTATCTTTAAAACTTTGAGGATATTCTCTCCAGTCAAATATAGTACTTATTTTTTTTAATTGATCTGGTATTGGAGTTACTTCCCATTTGTTGTTACTAAACTTATGTACTTTTGTAGGTGTTTTAGGTAAAGCTATTTTTAAACCTTGTATCTCGTATATATCACCTATGGTTCCGTTGTTAGATATTATAACAACATCGTGTTCTTTGTTGTAACCGTATCTCCACTTCTTAGCTTTGTTTAAACGCTTAATAGTGTTTACTTTTATAGGATCTATTATATTATATAAACTCATTACTTAGATCTTCTTTCAGCAAAACCGGTAAACGATTTTATTTGTTTTTCTTTTGGCTTATCATCTAATATAGCTTTCTCTTCTTCAATACGATTTAATATTTCAAACGCATCAAATATAGCTAGCTTTTTAGTTGCAGCTGCGTTTTTTAATCTATCAGCACTAACATCATCATCACTGTCTACTATTTTTTCTTTAGCTACTTTAATTAACTCGTCAACAGCTTTGTAACCAGCTTCTATGATGCTTACCTTTTTCTTCTTCGGATCCATATTCAATTGTAATAAAATGTTCTAAAACTCTATATAATTTTTCGTTATCAATAGTAAACTCATATTCACTACTAGGTCTAAAACCTACTAGCTTACCTTTGTGTTTACCATATTTTACAACACCCATAAGATCTTTGTCAATAGGTTTAACAAAACAGTACCCATCAATAGCTTGCCACTTATTATTTCTTTTATAAGCGTATATCTGATCTACATTAACTTTATATAAATCATCGCTAATCCAATTAGTACTGTTTCGCTCTTTACCTTTAGCATCGTGCCATCTTCTAAATACATTGTGATGTATTATAAGTGTATCACCAAGTTTAATTTTTGTTTTAAAATAACTTGGTAATCCTACTACTACGGCCTCTCTACTAATATACTCATGACTAAATATTTCACTATTTAATATGAGCTCTTTTCCATTTATATCTTTAGTATTGTTGTATCTTGAGGTTTTAGGTTTTACTAAAAAATAAAACGTACCTTTCATTAATACTCTAAATTATACTCAACTGATATAGCCATGTTTTTATTAAAGTCTTTCCATGGTATTATATCACCAGACTTTTCAATAAATACACTGAACTTATCTTTGTTTTCAACTATATCACATATTACATGTCCACCATATACTTCTTGGCCAACTGAATAGTGCATAGCATCGTTTTTATAATCTTTACCTATACTAATTTTTCTTATCAGCTTTGCCATCGTCCATCGGTGTTATAGTTCCGTCAACTATATTAACATTGACTTTACCGTATTTTTTCTGTAACGTTTCATTGAAACCTTGTAGTTCTGCTCTACACTTAAACGCGTAGTTTGCAGCTTCAAGTTTCTGCATTTCCATGTTACCTAATTGTAATTGTGACTGATTAATAGCTTTAACTATGCCTTGCATTTCAGTTAATTCTTTATCAGTAATTTTTTTTGCTTTATTCTTTGCCATAATTTATTTAATTTTAATTTGATTTTCTTTTTTATTATCACTCAATTGTCACACTTTTTACTTCTTTTTAGGTGCTTGATCTAAAAACCAGTTATTATAACACTCACGTTTATGCATTATATATTCTAAATAAGCATCTATTTTCATCTTCCAGTCTTTATCTACATGTGGATTTATTATACCGGAAGCAGGATGTGAAAAGGTTTTGTTTATAAACTTCTTGCCATTGAGTTGATAATAGAACAAAAAGTTATTTATACAGTAGAAAGATCCTCTCTGTATATTATTCCAAACATCTATTGGTTGTGTATATTTACCTAGCACAACAGCATACGCACAGCTTTCGCTAATGTGTGTAGTATAAACTGTTTCAGCTTTTTGTAAGTAATAATACATATTACAGTCTCTAGGTAGTATACAGTCTTCACCAAAAAAATCTTTTAACTCACCTATTATTTGGTGCGTTGTTATTGGATGCGGTTTAAAGTAAACATTGTCTCCATGTTTTTGTTTAATCCACTTTAATTTATTTAAGCATACGTTTTCTCTAACTTTATTAGACCCAGGTAAAACAACCAAGTTATCCTTAGGTGCATACTTACTAGTAACGTCTTTTCTTTCTTCATATTTATTACTATCGTTGCCAACAACTTTGTTAACTAAATAAGAAGAATAATCTACTATAGGAAATTTTTTCAAAGTGTCCATATAGTATGCGTCGATTAATTGTTCGTTTCTTAGCTTGTAGTTTAAAGGTTGTAAGTATAAACTACCTGCATACTCTGTGTATGCTATTGTTTTAAAGTAAGGCATTTCTTCAGCCATGACGTCATAGCTTGACGCTATACCTAACTCGCTACATCTTCTTTTTAAATAGCCTTCAACAGCTTCTAGCTCATAAAGGCTTTTACTTTTTTTAAGAGGACCTATACGTTTGTCTAGCTCCTTTTTATTAAACATTTCCATAAAATTGAATTTAATTATTGATATTATATTAGTTACACGTTTTTACACTTTTCTACCTACCGTCACCAAACGGCTTATCACCCAATTGTCCTGCTTTAGTACTAGGTATGTACCAAGTAGTTTCTGTGGTAAATGTAGTAGTAAACGAAGTAGTAGTGTTAAACTCTGTAGTTGTACTAGTATTAAACGTAGTAGACGTAGTTGTATTAAACGTAGTAGACGTAGTTGTATTAAACGTAGTATCTCTACTAGTGTTATAATGTGTAACTCTACTAGTTTCTACAACTGTACTAGTACCTGTGTTGTAAACTGTTGTTGTTGTAGTATTATACGCAGTACTTGTATTAGTGCTAGTATTATACGCGGTCATTCTAAACGTTGTAGTCGATGTGTTAAATGTTGTATCTCTCGACGTACTTTTAGTTGTTAGTGTACTAGTATTATATTGCGTTATTGTTATAGTTGAAGTTTGCGTACTAGTGTTATAATTAGTAGTATACTCTGTTGTAGTATCTCTAGCTGTATCATGAGTTGTGTCTGTACTTGTATTATACTCTGTGCTAGTAAGCTTCTTAGTTACTGTACTAGTATTAAATGTAGTTACAGTACTAGTACTTGTGTTATACTCCGTGCTAGTTGCTTTACTTGTAACAGTACTAGTGTTATAAGCCGTTGTTGTACTAGTATTATAATGAGTTATGGTTATAGTCTGTGTACTTCTAGTAGTGCTACGATTTATTTGTACAGTTTGAAAAGTATCACGTTGTGTATTTTTAACACAATTTGTAGTAGTAGAGGTATTATACTCTGTAACAAAAAACGTAAACCTCGATGTACTAGTACTAAATTCTGTAACTGTAGCTTTACTAGTAGAAGTACTTCTTTGTTCTACTGTTGTCGTACTAGTATTATAAGTAGTAGTTGTTGTATATACTGTTATAGTATTAAAAGTTGTAGTAGTACTAAACTCTGTAGTTGTACTAGTGTTGAACGTAGTAATAGTATTAAACGTGGTTGTAGTATTCCTTGTTTCTAATGTATTTGTACTGGTATTGTAAGCTGTAGTCGTATTAGTACTAGTGTTATATTCAGTAGTTGTAGCATATTGAGTTCTAGTACTAGTATTATAAGTAGTAGTTCTAGACGTATTATAAGCTGTGGTTGTATTAAATACTGTAGTCGTAGACGTTTGATAAGTTGTTGTCGTAGCATATACCGTGTTAGTACTGGTATTATACGTAGTTGTAAATTTGGTATTTGTACTAGTGTTAAACGTCGTGGTTGTATTAAACGTAGTAGTAGTATTATAAGTTGTAGTCGTATTTACATTAGTTAGATATACGGTATTGGTAAGTCTCTTTGTACCAACAGTTGTTGTTCTAGTCGTTTGTGTAGTTGTACTAGTATTGAAAGTTGTACTAGTAGCATAAACTGTAGTTGTATTAGTATTAAAAGTTGTTGACCTACTAGTATTAAAAGTAGTATTTCTACTAGTATTAAATGTAGTTACAAACGTTGTATTTCTACTTGTATTATCAAGCGTGTTACGCAAGAAAGTAAGTGC